TTTTCTACGGCAGTGTTGATGGCCTCTGCCTGTGCCCTGTCGATCGCCTGTCCCTGCATACGGGAGAGTTCGACAATTACTTCGATGATGTCTTTCATGTCATCCATGCACAATTAGCTACTTCGTAGCCGAGTTCATAAAGGGATTCTTCTACGTCAACGGCATTGATGTCGTCGAACGTTACAACCGCTACTTTGCGGGTTGAGTAGTCGAGTACGGCTACTTGATTAGGTCCGAGTGTCATAGTCATGAGTACTTGTCTTGGATTCGTTGTTGTGTGTCTTCACAGCAGGAGACCCACGCCTCCATGTTGATGAGGGAGATACGCCCATCTTCACGGGACTTGTTGTGCTCCTCAAGGATTTGTTCCTTGTGTGAGATGTAGTGGTCAAGACCACGTTGGAGGCAGTCGATGACCACCATCTGCACGAGTGCCCCGTGCTTGTTGTACCCCGTCATGAGGTGGCTGATGAACTCGTCGTTCGTCATGTCTTTGATGTTGTCCATTGGTATTGAATTGAAGTTTGAATTTGTTATTGAGAGGTGTTGTATATATCTCTCTTCACTACGTTCAGAGAGAGATATATACTAACACTCTCTATTTGAGGTTGAACATCGTACCCTCGAAGGCCTCTTCGAGAATCTTCTTGTTGATGTTGTCGGCCTTGAACCACGCTCGGATGAGGTGTAGTTCGAAGCTCCCGCAGTTCTTCGTGCGGTTGTCGAGTCGTTCTGCTTGTGTCATGCCTTGGATTCGTTTGAATAGTATTCGATTTCTTCGTCGTGGAGGCGGAAGCTGTATGCCTCCTGCAAGGACTCGTTCCATACGCAGTCCAACCACACTCCGTGGTCGTCAGGTGCCCCCTGTACATAGGAGGCTTCAAAGCCTTGCTCTCGCAGTATCTCGACTGCACGTTCGCATTTGTCTTGTGTCATAGGTCAATGATTACGCCCTTCTTTTCAAGGGCTTCGATGATATATTCAGGGAGTTCGAAGCATCCATCGTACCCCGTGAGGCGTACCTCTCCGTTGTCATCCCAGTACACTTCGAGCACACCGCCTGCATAGAAGCGGTCACCGCCTGTGTCAAGGTCGTATGTTTCGTACCATCCACCATACTGATGGTTGGGGTCAATCCCGATGGAGGTGTCCATCTCAACGTTCTTCGCGGCGTCAAGGTCTACGTCGTATGCTGTCCGCATTGACACGAAGGGGAGTGTGGTCTTGAAGGAGTCTGTGAATTTCATTGTGCTTTGGATTCGTAGTAGTTCAACGTTTCGATGAGCAAGAGTCGTATGCAGGAGAGCACCATGCTCCACCCTGCGTATATCTGAATGGCTGTCAGCATTGGTCTACATCTTCGGAGTCCACGATGATGTCATTGAGCAACTTCTCTTGGAGTTGCTCGGCTGTGTCAGCGAACGAAATCAGCGTGTCAATCACCGCATCCTTCGCGTCGTCGCTCATGAATGTGGTGTTGGAGATGAGAGAGGCCATGCCTTTCACGTCCTCGGGCACAAGCCGAGCACACCGATTGAGGTCATTGAGATGCTTTCCGAAGTGGAGGTCATTGAGTGCAAGCACAGCTGCACCGACGGGGCGCTTAAAGAAGTTGTCCATGGTGTTGGAGATTTGAAGTTTAACATTTGAGAGGTGTTGTATATATACTCTCTTCACTACGTTCAGAGAGAGTATATATACTAACACTCTCTTATTGGAAGTCCCGAGTTGAGATGCCGAACTCTCTGAGGTCAATGAAAGTATCTTCATCGTATGCCTCAGCTACGAGAGCCACACCTTCGTGGTCGTACTCGTCGCTCATGAACAGGTACGCAAGCACCAGTTCCTCGTGTGAGCACCCACGGAATGGGTTGAAGAATTTGTTGAAGTAGCTTCTCATAACTGCTTGTCTTTCAAGTTACTAACAGCGTCCATTGCCATGCCTACAAGCATGATGATGCCTACGAGTCCGCAGGCTCCCGCCAACGCGAGGTTGATGTTGAATAGTAGTTGTACCATAGATTGAAGTTTGAAGGGTTAATTTACTGATTGTCAACGAGTTTCATCTTGGAGTTCCACACTGTCTGTCCAGTGCCCATCCATTCGAACTGCGCCTTACGGATGGCCTCTTCACGAGTGGATGCCTTGATGGTGTGCGGACCTGACCAATCATCTCGATCGCGCCCGTAGTACGTGTAGTACGTCCAAGTGTGCTGTTTCACCTTGTCTTGCATGGCCTCGAAGTGAGTGCCTTGCTTTGGATATTTGTCCCAAATATTAATCATAGGTTTGTTGGTATTTCGATTTCTTCGTTGTTGTTGAGGTCGTAGATGGCTTTCTCACTGCGCATCCATCCCAGCTTGATTGCCTCCGTGCGGTCTTGCACGATGTCGGAGAGTTCGAGGTAGGCCATCCCTTGCGCATCCACCCATCCGCCGATGAGCTTGCTTGCACCCTTGCCCCGTGTCAGCTCACGCAAGTGGGGCATGATGATGTAGGCAAAGTGGTTCCAAGACAGGTCGTCGGCTTTGATTTCAAAGCACTTGGACGCTCCGCCCACAGCGTAACCACCGCCTCCGTACTCGTTCAGGTCGTGCTTGACGCTGAACCCGTCCCACCCTTGGATGGTGAAGTATAGTTCTTGAAGTTTGGTCATCGTAGATGAATTGAAGTTTGACATAGACACCACTTTCGTGGTGTTTCGCGCATTCAGCGCTCATCAGTATGCCTTAGCTGTCGATGAGGTCAGCCAACGTCATCTGCTCGTCGCAGGTGAGTTCGTCCCACGCCGCTGTGTTGGCGAGGATGTCCATAGGGAGATGGCTGTCGAGGAGGTCAGCGATGAGCTGACGGCGGATGTGCTTATCCATGAGATTGAAGTTTGAAGGTTTAACGTTTCCAAGAGTGTCTTAGTATATACACTCTCTTCACTACGTTCAGAGAGAGTGTATATACAAAGACCTCTAAGGGGTTCAGTCGTTGAGGAAGAAGTCCACCGCGTCGTACACCACGTAGGCCGCACAAGGCAGGAGCACAAGGGCGCAGAGGAACACGGGGACTGATTCGAAGTAGTCGTAGAAGTTCATCGTAGATGAAGATTAGAATGGAACGTCAGTGCTAACTTCGTTAGCAGGAGGCAGAGACGTAGTCTCCATGTGCAGAGCCAGGCACTGCGTCAAGGCCTCAATCTTAGCTTCCAAGGAAGCTACTTTGTCAGCCGTCTCAGCTTCAGCTTTCAGCTGAGCTTTCTTGGCAGCTTTAGCTGCTGCGCCAGTGGCCACGCTGACCGCTTTAGCGGAAGCAGCGGCTTTGGCTACGTCGGCCTTCCGAGCCTTCGAAGAAGGCTTGATTGGACCAACTTCGTTGGTCTTGAGAGCGGCTCGGTCTTGAGCATCTGCCACCTTCTGTGAAGGTGTCCGCTTCGTCGTCTTACGACGACGCTTCTTCGTCTTGGAAGCCTTCGGCTTGTCTTTCACTTCCTCTAAGGAAGTGACCATGTCCAAAGCTTCTTGCAAAGCTTTGATTGCGGCGGCCTTACGCTCAGCGGTTGGACGGAAGAGGGCTTGGTTGACCGCTTTCTTGCAGTCGGAAAATTGGAAGTTTGACATCACAAAATGGTTTATGAGATAATGTATTAGAAAGAATTCATAGAATTCATTCTTTCTAATACATATCTCTACCTTGGCCAGAAGTACTCTAACTAGTTAGAGTAAAGGTCGTGGTACCAACGGTCAACTAGTTGACTCCTAGGGTACTGCCTCTGTGCATTAGCAAGATTTCAGAATACAAGTATTCTGCCGTTTGAAATTGCAATAACAAACCGAAACAACTGCAACACAGAGTGTTGGAATGTCAACAGCAAAACCCCATTGAAGGGGAATGTTTGTAACTCAGTGAGTTACAAGGGGGATTGTCCTCCCTTTCAGGGCAACACGCCTGCGAAGTTAGTCTCAAGCTGTGCTTGAACTAACCAAGGCTAACTGACTGAAAGTCAGGCAAAAAGCTGAAAGTTGTAGCAAAAACTGCACTAAAGTGCAGGGGGGAGGTGCTGGCAATCCGTTTCGGATTGCGTTTGCGGGCGCGTGTGTATGTATATAATCCCCACGGTGTACATATCTCACCCCTTTTTACGACTGATCTCGATTCGGTCTCTCATTTGCCATTAGACAGGTAAAATACTCTAACTTACTCATTATCAAAACCGTAAGCGACGTTACATGAACATTTACTTGACGGTTGACTTTTAAAAAAATGTTTTATAACTTCGCGAAGTCATTGTGATTAAGACAAAAATGGCCTCATTACTGTTGGAGGATGTAAAGGAAAGAATCGGTATCTTTGTTTTAAACGCAAGACTAGCTGTATGTTCACACGATCAAGACGCCCACAGGGTTATCAGGTAAGAAAAAGCAGGGTTCAACTCCCGTTAGACTATTTCGCTCAGAACGGAATTCAGGTTCCTGTAACGCAGGACGATCCACCCGAAAGAGAGAAGGGGTATTTGGAACGCCTTTACGACTATTTCTTTGAAGAGGAGCCTCAGGGGTACCAGGGGTTGTCCCACCCCAAGAGGCCAGAGTCAAAGGGCCCCGCATTCACTCCTATTAAAGGTGAGTTTGCTTACGATGATGATGCGGTGGTCACCGAGGAGATGTTGCGGCGTGCCGAAGGATCTTCTGGCCCCCTCCCTATAAAAGAACCGATTACACAGCCGCAGGTACAGCAGCCTCAGGGTGGCAGCGCTATGCCTACGAGTGCGGAAAGGAAGGTTATTCAGCGCTGGTATGAGAGCTCAAACAACCCCAGTGCCGACTCTGGATATGCAGGCGGTCTTTATGGGATTGCAGAAGGGGCTCTGACGGACGCAATCAATGATGGTATTGTGCCAGCGGGGTCTGATGTGTACGACCCAGCGGTTAACGAGAAGGTCAGGGACTACTACATTGACAAGATGTACAACTCTGGGTGGGTTAAGAATGCCGAAACCAACATCTCTAGGCTCGCTAGGGCGTACAGCGCGTACAACCAAGGAGGCGGTAGAGCTGTTGAGGGGTGGAACGCGGCTAAGGCAGCTGGGTATAACATCAACCCAAACACCCCAGAGGAACTTGTGTCCTTGATGGATGCTAAAGGAGGTGGAGAATACGATGGGTACTTCTGGCCACAAGAAACAAGAGACTACGTAAAGGGTATCGTTGCTGGCCAGTTTGACCCAAAGAGACTGCCTGAGGGTTTTCAGCTCGGCCAACAGATGGATGAAGGGGGTATGCTTGATGACGGGGAACCCATTGACCCTAAGAAGATGGCTATGTACAACCAGGCGTTTAAAAAGACGATGGGGGACGATTACGAGAACGTGCCACCAGAGCTTATCGCCAAGATCACCAACCTCGTAGCAGGTGGCGACCTTTTGTCCAAGACCGATGAGATCAACGCCAACCTCGTGGCGCTTAGGAAGATGGGGCTGGACACCGACCTTCTTTTCGAAAACCTCACTGAGGCCGAAGGTGGTGGCTTTGGAGCCAAGATGAAGTACGGGGCAGCGGCGAGAATGTTCTCACCCGAGTAACTAGAATAGACTATATTTGCATCCATGGCAGATCTGACACTAACCATCACAGAAGCGGTCACCCTGAATGGTACCGCTCACGGGGCCACAAACACGCAAACGATTACAGGCGTGAGCGATGTGCTGCACAGGCTTGTAACTGTACCGACTTCAGGGTATATCGACCTAGTGAACTTCGATCCAGCCGCTTCTGGGGTGGCAATCGCAGACGGGTCTGTGAAGCATCTTCGAATTACGAATCTTGATTCGACAAATTTTGTCACGCTTCGCGTGAGAGAAACAAGTGTTCAGGAATACTTCGTTAAGATTGAAGCTGGGGACTCATTTATCATGGGCAACTCGGTTGCCGATGCTAACGACGCAGGAACAGGCGCAGCTGTTTCATTCACAAACGTAGACGAAATAGAAGCCCTAGCAAATACAGCTACTTGCCAGGTCGAAATTTTTATAGCAAGCTAACATGAACAAAGGACTACAGGCACTTAAAAACTCAGGACCCGCTGGGAAGGCTGCATTTGACAAAATCATGGGCGGAATGTCCAAGGAAGAGATGGTTAAGGCCGCAGAGATGGGGATGAAGGTCATCAAGCAATACGGTGGCGGAGGTAAGATGTACGCTGAAGGAGGTATAACCGAAAGAAACGCAGGCGTCTTTAGGGGCTCAGACGAGCAAAATGTGTATGACGATTTAGGGAACATTATTGGAACTAGAAAAGAAACCAGTAAGCTCAGATCCCTCCTTGGTGCCGACGAGGTTTTGTACGACAACGAAGGAAACAAGGCCGCCAAGATTAACGAAAAGCGCAACAAAACAAAGATCACCTATTATGAGGACGGTGGAAAAAATGGAGACGGAGGTCCTTTCTCTTCTGCTAAGTCTCAGATCGAAGAAAACCTCTCTCCACTGAGGGGGGGCCTTATCTCTCAAATTGAAAGCGACCCCAAGAAGGCGCAATGGCTTAAGGACAATGTTCCTGGAGGTATTGAAAGCGCAACGGTATACCAGCTGTCTCAGGCCGCTGACCCCAATCACAACGACACACAGACCAACAGGCTGACTAGACTGGCGAGACAAGCTAATCTGCCCGTGGCAACAGAGACTGCCAATCTCTACTCTAGGATGAGCAGCGGCAAGTTTAACGTTGACGTCATGGATCAAGCGATGCTTGAGAGAGGTTACGACGGTGAGGCTGGCGATATTTTTGCTACAGGCGTTGTTGAGGGGAAGATTCCTCTTGGCGCTATGCTCTCTGCAGAGACGAAAGACCTCGGAACAATGGACGACGCTGGTAGATTCAACTTCAAGGTATTTGATGTACCCACTGGCGCAGAGTTTCTTCAGACAAACAGAAGAAGAATCAAGGGTGACGGAAGCATTAAGGGCGACTATTCTGACGATCTTACTTGGTATGCCAAGCTCGGAAGAGGGGACAGAAGAGATGTATCCCCAGAGGTCGATACTCCAGAGACAATTATTCCAGACCCACCCATGCAGACCGCCCCAGGCGATCCAGTAGCTGCCCTGCGAAGAAGAGACCCAGGGCCACTTCCAGTGAATCGACCAGAACCTGAACTCCAAGGAGGAATAAGACCGATTAAGGAGCGCGTACCCACCTCTGACCCAGGGCTTGGAAGATTTGACGTCGGAGCCCTTGAGCCAATGTTGTCTGATCGCCTTGGCAGCACCGAGCTAAATAGAGCCACAGGCCCATACGGAACAATCCAAGAGGACTCAGGAGATCAGATCAGTGCCTTGGAGCTTGCCGCCGCGATTCAACAGCTAAGGGCCCAGAGAAAAATGGGTGGCCGTATGTACCTGTTCGGAGGTAGAAACAAAGGAAGAGGACCCAAAAAGTTCCACAGCATTGACGTCAAAGTCAAGGGCATCGATGACGACTAAAAAAAAAGGGGCTTGCGCCCCTTTTTCATTCTATATACATCCTATCAATCCCGTTCCCACGGCATTGGAGAATTCAAGTGGTTGATTGCGATGATCATGTCTTGGATCTGTGTCGCATTGTAACGTGGCTCCAAGCGGTTTTGCTTTGAAGCTGCGTCATCCATAAAGAGGAGGCCTACTACTGCGAGTGCGGCTGATGCAATGGTAAATTTCATTGTGTAAGTATTAAAGGATTAAACTGAATTTCGTAAATTTGAGCTGTTTGCTGATCTCATTGTACGGAGAAAAATCAATTCCGTGCAAGTTTTAGATCGTAAAAATTCGTTAACAGACATGCAACTATCTAAAAACCTGACACTTAAGGAGTGTACAAAAAGCACTACCGCTTCAAGGTTGGGAATCAACAACACTCCAGATGATGAATGGGTTATCCAAAATCTCAAGGCTCTTGCAGAAAACGTATTTCAACCTCTTAGGGACGCTTTCGGGTGCCCTATATACGTGTCGTCAGGCTATCGTGGCCCTGAGCTCAACCGTGCTATCGGTGGTGCGCTTCGTAGTCAACACATGGAAGGAAGAGCACTCGACCTTGACGCAGACGTTTTTGGACGCTGTACAAACAGTCAGATCTTCGACTGGATACAAGAAAACGTTACGTTTGATCAAATGGTGTGGGAATTTGGCGATTCAGATAATCCTGATTGGGTTCACGTCAGTTATGTGCATGATGGCGTTAATCGTGGTCGCTGCCTCAAAGCTCTTCGGGATGATGAAGGAAAGGTTTACTACGAAGTAATGTTTGGAAAATCACTTTGATATGCCTGGATTAGGAATAACCACAGACACAGATCAGCCCTCAGTTGCGGTTGAAACAATTTCTAACATTGTTTGGGCAACGCCCGTTGTAGGAACTTCGTTACTTTCATCCTTTTCAACAAATTTGACTGGGGTGAATACGGGGGCAGTTGGGACCACCGAAGTAGGTTCTGACAAGTATGTTTCTTTAAGTGGGATAGCGACGGCGAGCACAAAGTCAGAATCGAACGTTGACCCACTTGTAGCCGAGGATGTTCTTACCAACATTGAGGTATACACAACTATTTACAACATCACTCGGGGCACTCAGCTTTCTCTTGATAAGTTCAACCCCGTTGTCCCCACCAACACATCCTTGAACGTTCTTACTTTTTGGAACTTAGAGTCAGACACTCTGGATGCAAGCCTTTATGACGATATTAGGTCTCTAACTACGGGCCGAAAAGCCCTTATTAAGCCATCGGGATTTCCACCTTCGTCATCGCTGCAGTCCAAAACTGCTCTAGATCTTTCATTTACTGGTTGTTTTTCTTCAGAGTTTGAGTTTTCTTGGTATATTAAAAGTCTTCACACAGGCAATTCCATAAAAGGTGACACCCGAAGGGAAGGGGAGGGTCTCGTGGGTGCGCTGATGTTTAGTCAAGACATTGCTCTTCCAGAGAGAGCGGTCCACTCGGGTGATCCGATTCTTACGGAATCCTACGTTGATGTAACCGTTGATTCCATTTCTCCTGCAGAGGATGCAATAGTTGTAAGCGACGTCCCAGTAAGGCTTGTTTCAGACGACACTTTCGATGTGGTCGATAAAAACGGAGTCCAAATGGATTTGACGGGAACGTTCGAGTGGATTGACAGTAACGGTGTTGAGCAAAGTGTTTCTTTTCCTCAGTCTCTTACAGACACGGAAACAATAATTATTTCTTTGGCCGCCAAAGTCCCTGTTGAGTCGGCGGGTAATATATCTAGGGAAATCGCCGTCACTGCATTAGCAACCTAATTGAATGGAAAATTTTGAACGACAGTCATTTTTCGTGACTGGTTTGCCTCGCACTCGCGGGGCTTGGCTGGCTCACTACCTCAACACCATGTCTTGCTGTGAGCACGAGCCTGGTATTAGAATCATGAACGGTACCCTTCCCAGTGATTTGTGGCCAGGTGTTCTTGGGGCGATTGGTGGCGTTGACTCCAGCTTCCCCCTGTGGGCTAAAGACTTTTATAACTCTTACGGAGACTCACCGATAGTGATCATAAATAGGGACCCCCTAGAAGTTATCGAGTCTCTTAAAAAAGAATTCCCGAGCGGAGTAGGCGAGGCTTTCCCGTTCCAGTACGGGGAGATAATTTCTCAGGCCCTCATAGAGCTTGAAGGCGTTCGGTCTCTTTTTACAAACGTGCTAGAAGTTGACTATGATGACATCGATCTAAGGATTGAGGATATAGTCAAGCACATAGGCCTTGGCTACAGGTTCAGCCGCCAAAAGTTCGAATACATGGATCGATTCAAGATTGCGGTGCATCCGAGGAAGTACCAGCGTCTTCTAGACAGCGGTAATATGTCTGGACGAGAAGCCTTGCTTTTTGGGTAAGGGCATACCTAACCCTGTAGTTGTACTTCGTTTCGTCCCTGAATAAATGATCCTCTAGCGTGTCTGACGGGGTTAGTCTATCAAAGTGTTTGTACACGTAACCATTGTTAACTAACTCATATACAATGCGTTCGCCAAGCTTCTTTTTGTTGTAGTTGTAATCCTTGGCCGCGTAAGCCAAAGTCCAAAACTCTAGGTCGTAGGCCCACAACATGAACTGAAGCTCTTTTTCAAAGATGTCGTACCTTCTGCAGAAGTCATTGGTGACGGATCGAAGGTGCTTTAGGTAGTTCTTTTTTACGTACCTTTGATGGAGTCGGGAGAAGTCTCGAAAGAGCTTCTTTTTGGATACGGAACTTTTAGGCATAATTGAGGTATGGGCAACTATGAAGATATGGAGGAAGAGGGTTTCTGGTTTGAAATCCAGGAAATTTCTGGAGCAATTCAGGAGCTTGTACACAAGTATGGCATGGAAGATCGTGTTATATCTGCTGTTGTGGTGGGTCTTCTTGAGCCACTATCGGAAGATCAAAGCAACATGAAGGCTTTTTTCAACTACAACATGCAGTCAAAAGATGAGCTTGACATCATCACCGACTTCATGAAAGAATCTTACACCCCTCCCGATGACGACACAGATCTTGATGATCTCCTCAGCGGATTGGGGATATCATTAAATTAAAATGGAAGGACTTATTAGAAAGATCATCATCGGGCGAGACCCGAAGGATGCCATGGCCTATTACGTAGGCATGAAAGCAGGAAGGGGCAATGTTAGTGCCATATTGATGGACGAAGAACACCTGCATAGGTACAACAAGAAGAGATACCTCGTATATTTGCAGGAAGAAGATGGTTCTCAGGTTTTGTGGAAGGCTGTCGACGACATGCCGTGCTTGCTTGAGTTCGATCTAAACTTCTAATTCAATGAGAACGTTCGACCTATTTGTCGTTGAGCTCGAAAAGCAGATCAATGATACTATCAAGACTTCGTCAGGCCTTGAGCTCTATGTGGACAACCGCTTCAACGAGTTTAAGCATCGCGTTAATGCTGGCCCTTTGGTTGCTGTGCCTTTTAAGTATGACACTGGCGCACAGCCAGGAGACACTCTCTACTTCCATCACCTAGTAGTACTGAATGAGGGTCAGGTTCTTACTGGCGAGGACAACAACTACCTCGTAAGATATTGTCCGCCAAGCATTTCAGTGGTGAACAACCAAGCTATCGCTTACAAGTCGAAAGAGACTGGTGAGGTGCATCCGCTTGGAGGGTGGGTCGTGCTCTCCCCTCTAGAACAAGAGGAGGAAAAGCTATCCGATGTCATCGAGGTTGTAAAGCTCAAGGAGGACCCAGTCACAAAGGGGATAGTATCATTTGAGTCTGAGAAGACCAAGGAGCTTGGCCTTGAAGTTGGAGATGTCGTGGGCTTCAAGAAGAACATGGATTACCGATTCAAAATCGACGATGTAGAGTATTACCGCGTCGACTACACTGATATTTTCTATGTCGAAGAAGAAGTTCACCACGCTTGAGGCCGCTCAGCGCCTTATGGCGTCTATGGAGGTGGCCATCAACAACATGATTGACGAGGTCAAAAAGCCTGTCGACCCAGAAGCAGGTGGAGCCGCTAGAAAAGCAGAGCTTCAGTCAATTAAACAAACAGCTACGGATTGTAAAGATCTAATCGTTGAAAGACAGCGATTGGAGCAAATGATCAAAGACATTAGCACTAATGGATCAATCGAAGAAGCAAAAGACTACAGCGGAGGTTTCGCTGAAAGATTCTCTAAATGATTGGAAGGAAATTGTTTACCAAAAGAACAAAACAGACTTCAAGTTCTGGGACGACTTCTGGAACGAAGAGTTTGAAGACTAACCGCGAGTATCTCCTCAAGCTTATACCTTGTAGAAAGAGTAATTGGTTACATGTGGGTTCAAGCCCCACCTTGCGGACAAATTAAATCAAATGAAGAAACAAGCATCGACCTACATCCAGAAGAAGCGTATCAAAAGAGCTGACATCCACTCCAAGACAAAGCACTCAAACAACAAGTCTTCTAAGCACTACTCAAAGAAGTACAGAGGTCAAGGCAGATAATCGTATATTTGGTACGTGAAAAAGCGCGACTACAAAAAAGAGTACAGGAAGTACGGGAAGTCTCGTGCGGCTAAGAAGTATCGCGCCGCTCTCAATAAATACAATAGAAAGAAAAAGACCTACGGGAACGGTGACGGCAAAGACGCCTACCACTCTGGGTCAAAAATTAAAGGGTTTTTGAAAGCTAGCATCAACAGAGCCAACAACAGGCCGAAGAAACGAAACAGCAAGGGCTAAGGCATGCGCCTGTAGCTCAGCTGGATAGAGCATTTGCCTTCTAAGCAAACGGTCACAGGTTCGAATCCTGTCAGGCGTACAATACAATTCACTATCATCATGGCTGATTACATTTGCGATTGCGAAAAAAAGCACGAAGAGTCCAAAAGCGGGGTGTCAATTAAGTTTGGCTCCGATGGTGCTTATCACGACATCAAGTGTCCATGCGGCAAGTACATGGAGCTGAAAAACCCAAAGTCAGGCGCCCCTAGCTTCAGAAGCAATAGGTATGGCCAAGTCTACTGATGCTACGGACTTTATCTCAATTTGCCCCAACGGTACGAAAGGAGAGATTGTTCAAATCGGTGGGCTTGACATTGCACTTCCCGCTCAGCCTCCCAAAAAGGAGATTGCTGGATATGGAAAGCCAAACCACATGCAGTTGTGGGAGAGGATTCCTATGCCTCAGGAGTTGCTTCGGATTAAGAGTATGGATGAGTGGTCCGAGACGCCCAGGCCCTTCAGAGAGAAGTTTTCTCCGTATATCGAGGAGGAGTTTCGCCGTAGGCGTGAAGGCTTTTGGTTCTATAACGACGGTGTCCCTACATATATTACGGGCAGGCATTACATGATGCTTCAGTGGACCCGAATGGACATCGGGTATCCAGACTACTTAGAGTTCCAAAGAGAAATTTTCTTACATTTGTCTGCGTGTGAGGCGGACCCCCGATGTATCGGGCAGCTGTATACTAAATGTAGGCGGAGCGGATATACCAACATCTGCTCTGCCGTGCTTCTAGACGAAGCCACACAAGTCAAAGACAAGCTCTTGGGGATACAGTCAAAGACTGGTAAGGACGCCCAAGAGAATATATTCATGAAGAAGGTCGTGCAGATGTTCAGGCACTACCCCTTCTTCTTTAAACCAATTCAGGATGGAACGACCAATCCGCGCATGGAGCTGGCTTTTCGCGAGCCGTCTAAGAGAATCACGAAGAACAATAAGACTACGCAGACGGGCGAGGCTCTTAATACGGTCATAAACTGGAAGAACACCACCAACAACGCCTATGACGGAGAAAAGCTACATTTGCTCTATCTAGATGAAGCTGGTAAATGGGAAAGACCTACAGACATAAGGGACGCCTGGAGGATTCAACGGACGTGTTTGATCGTCGGGCGAAAAATCGTCGGAAAGGCAATGGTGGGGAGCACCGTAAATCCGATGGACAAAGGGGGAAAAGAGTACAAGGACCTCTGGAGGGATTCAGACCCAGACGAGAGGAACAAGAATGGTAGGACCCGATCAGGACTCTACCGACTTTTTATTCCAGCTGATATGGCGCTGGAGGGCTTTTTTGACAAGCATGGGAGAGCCGTACACGAGGACCCTGAGTCCCCTATTGAGGGCATCGACGGTGTAGACGTTGAAATAGGAGCCCGTAGCTATCTCAAAAACGAAAGAGAGGCCATGAAGCACGACGCCTCTGAGATGAATGAGATTATCAGGCAGTTTCCTTTTACTACTGACGAAGCCTTTAGGGACAGTATAGAAGGAAGTCTTTTTAATGTGGGTAAGATTTACGAGCAAATCCAGTACAATGATGAGTTGTTCCCCAACCCCGTTGTTACTGGAAATTTCGTTTGGAAGAATGGAGAGAAAGATACAGAGGTTGTATTTACTCCAGACCCAAACGGCAGGTTTCGCGTTGCCTGGATGCCACCTCCAGAGCTCAGGAATCAGTCTAAGTTTCTTAGAAACAAAAGAATAGCGCCCAATGCAGAGCTGGGGGTAGGCGGGGTTGACTCTTATGACCTTGATGCCACCGTCGATGGACGGGGGTCTAAGGGAGCGCTACACCTGTACAACAAGTTTCACATGCAGTATCCGTCAAACATGTTTGTGCTAGAGTATGCGTCCCGCCCGCCTTTGGCTAAAATCTTTTACGAAGATGTGCTTATGGCAGCCGTATTCTACGGGTACCCAATACTCATAGAGAACAACAAGTATGGAATTGCAAGATACTTTGAGACAAGGGGTTACGACGGATACTTGATGAATAGGCCAAATCATCTGACGTCTACGTCAGCTAAGGTGAACGTAAAAACAAAGGGTATCCCATCTAACTCTCAGGATGTCATTCAGGCCCATGCTCATGCGATTGAGGCATACGTTCATGATCACGTGGGGGCCAACCACGAAAGCGGTGAAATGGGAAAGATGTATTTTAACAGAACTCTAGAGGACTGGATTGGATACAAAATCGACAACAGGACGAAGTTTGACTTGACGATTAGTTCTGGACTTTGCCTTCTTGCCGCCCAAAAGGTTAAGCCAAAAAGGGAAGCCTCTGATTTTAAGGAGTCTAAGTTCTTCAGGAGATACAAGTATAATTAACGTGATCGGCACATTTACTATATTTGCAAAAATGTATACCCACAAAGATGTACGGCAGCTCAACTAAAGCGTCCAAGTCCTTTCCAAACCCCCTAGCGTCGCAAGAAGAAAAGCTTGGTCAGGAATATGGAATGGCCTACGCAAAAGCGATCGAGGCGCAGTGGAATGGATCTTCTCCAGACGACTCTGCCATCAATAGAAGAAATAGGGAGTTTCACAGAAATAGGAAGTACGCAAACGGTACCCAGGATGTCGACATTTACAAAAGACTCCTGAACAATCTCGATCCAAACAACAATGACGGGACCCTTTTGAATCTGGACTTTAGTCCTGTCCCCGTACTGCCCAAGTTTGCTAGAATCGTAACCAACAAGGTTCTTTCTCGGGAAATGTACCCGAACATTGAGGCCATCGATCCTCTTTCTACTTCCTTTAGGGACAAGGAAAAAAAGAAAATCGAGATGCTTGTCAAGAACAGGCAACTCCTGATGGACCTAAAAAAGGCTCACGGCATTGTAGTTAACGAGGACCCAGAGAGTATTCCAGAAACCCTCGAAGAAGCCGAAATCTTCTTGGGGACAAACGTAAAGCTCGATGCTGAGGTCGCCGCTCAGCTCGCAACACAAGCAACTCTTACCTGGAACAAGTTCAACGAAACAACATTCAGGAGAGCAGTTTCAGACTTGGTTTCTTGCGGAATGTGTGTCGTAAAGAGAATTAACGACCCATCATACGGCATTTCGATTGACTACATCGATCCGAAAGACTTTGTTCACAGCTACACAGAGGACCCAAACTTTGGTGATATAAGCTACGCTGGCGCCGTAAGAAGAATCTCCATTTCAGAGCTCAAGAGGCTTGCTGGCGACAAACTCACTGAAGAGCAGATTGAGAAGATTGCAGAAAAGTCTGCATCTAAGCACGGAAACGACGCATCAGCCCTAAGAAGAACTTATTACGACAATCAGGCCAGAAGAACGGTTTATGGCTATGACGAGTACATTGTTGAGATTCTCGACTTTGAGTTTCTCTCTACAGACAGAATGTACTTCGAAGAAAGGGAGAACAAGTACGGAAATGTTGGCTTCTATGTGAGGGGGTACAACTACAAGGAGAGAAAGGGCGGTGTTTATGAAAGAACACCTCACTCTCTTGACGTCATGAATGTTTACGGGGGCATCTATGTGATGGGCTGCGGGTACCTTTTTGACTACGGCATAAAGACCAACATGCCAAGAAACATGCACGATCTCAGCAGAACGCGCATGTCTTACTCTGCCGTAGCAACGAATCTTGACGACATGGTTCCGAAGTCAATGATCGGCAGCACCAAGGGTTTTGCCGACATGCTTCAGCTCACCCACCTTAAAATCCAGCAGGCTATCGCTAAAGCAAAGCCAGACGGATTGATTATTGACATCGAGGGACTGGAAAACGTTCAGCTCGGAAAGGGAGGAGAGCTTCAGCCCCTTGAGCTTCACGACATCTATGAGCAGACTGGTGTCTTCTACTACAGAAGCAAAAACCCAGAGGGTGGATTCCAGAACCCTCCTATCAGAGAGATCGGAAACAGTATCCGCAACATCAATGAGCTGGTCAACCTGTACAATCACTACATGCGCATGATCAGGGATGTCACGGGTGTAAACGAGGCTATGGACGCCTCTACACCCAAGGGAGACGCATTGGTTGGCGTTCGGGAGCAGGCTATAGCCGCAGGAAACAACGCTATTTACGACATAACCAATGCTTCTATAATTCTGTTCCAAAGCGTTTGCGAAGACGTTGTAAAGTGCCTTCAAGTGCTTCCAAAGGAGTCGGTTATTTTTGACGCATACGCCAATGCGGTTGGCAAGTCAAACATGAATGTTATTTCTTCGTTTGAAAACCTTCCTATGTTCAACTTTGGCGTTACCGTCATGAAGAACATGGACGACAGAGAAAGACAGTTCCTTGAGCAGTCTATTCAAATGTCTCTTCAGCAGCAGGCCATTGACCTCGAAGACGCAATGGCGGTTAGGGAGCTTAAGGATGTAGAGCAAGCAGAGAGGCTTCTGTCTCTTAGGCGCACTAAGAAGCAGCAGAGGCAGCAGCAGATCGCTCAGCAAAACTCTCAAATGCAAGCTCAGCAAGCTCAGCAGGCAGCTCAACAGGCTTCTCAGGCGAGACAGCAGGAGCTACAGATGGAGTCGCAGCTTGAGATGCAAAAGATTCAAGCTAAGGCTCAGGCAGACATTCAGGTTGCACAGGCGCTTCACGAGTTCAAGAAGGAAATCGAGATGATTAAGGCCCAGGCCACCCTCGGATTCAAGACCGACGACCAGGAGTTTAAGCAAAAGATCGAGGTTCTCAAAGAGGACAGAAAGGACGAAAGGGTAGATAAGCAGGCCGTGGCTCAGTCAAAACTTATGAGCCAGAGAAAAGACCAAAGAGGTGAGCTTTTACAAGACAACACAAAAGAGATAATCAGAAACCTGACTCAAAATGGCAACAGAACTTAACCTAGACACTTCAGAAGAGCTTAACGTCACGGCTAAAAGAGGTGACAGTTTGAGCTTTGACATTACGGTCAAGGATGCGGATGGGGATGCGGTAGATCTTACCGCCTACTCTTTTGATATGGACGTTAGATCTTCAACCAACCCAAACAGCAGGGCTGACGTTGTTCTTTCTAATGTTACTGGAGGTAGAAACCAGCTTTTGGCCTCAGTAACTGGGGCTGCCGATGGAACATTGACCGTCTCAGCTACGAGAGAGGCCATGGCAAACGTCCCTCCAGGCTCTTACATATATGACCTCGCCGCAAATCACATAGTCAACTCTACGACTGAGACTTGGTTTTTTGGAACATTCACCGTCAGGGAGGACATCACGATTAGATAATGGCAATCAATTTTACAGAGCCATCCAGAAAAAACGTTTCGGTTCAGTTTGAGACTCAGGCCAAAACGGATATTTCTTCTACCATTGACGGTGAATCTGTAAACTTTAGCGTCAATAGGCCTAATAAATTCAAAACTCCAACTGTCGGAAACGCGGTAGAGCTTGACGACCTTCTTGAAGGTGTGGACATTAGGTTTGTCGCGTCTACCGCTGGATACTCTAGCGGCGATGTCGTTCAAACGTGGGAAAACAGCGGTAAGGAGACGGGCATGGACTTGTCTCACCCATCAAAACCTGGACAGAGGTCTGATGTAGATAAGCCTGTTTTTGACATTGGCGGATCTAACAATCCGTTTACAACTGGCGCCATAAAGTTTGTCGCTGATGCCACTCCAGACGGCCATGAATCCAAGTTCCTCCACTTCGGAGGGGTGGCCGAGGATGGTAGCAATGGTGAGCGCCTTACTATTGAGGGGGAGTTCACCATGTACACGGTAATGTCTTTTGACAAGGCTGCTGCTAAGGCTGGCATGTCACCTCTTTGGGTTTACAGCCCCACTAGAAACGACACCAACCCAGTTTTAACTGCACTTCTTTCGTTGAGAGTTACCTTAAGGGGTGATAATCAAGCCGTTGGCGATCCTGATTTCGTATTTTCAGGGAACAGTTTGATAACCACGGGGCAGTCTAAAATGACCACCGCAAATGGTGATGCAATAATCTTGGTCATTTCTAGAGACTCGGACGGAAACTACTCTATATATGACTTTAACGCCTTTGGTTTTATCAATGAAAAAAAGGGGGTTGGTCAGATATTTGATTCCAGTGAAGATGACATTCACATAGACAGCTTTGGCCCAAAGTGCGAAATAAGGGACACATCCCTGACGACGAACGGCGCAGCAACAGACCCTGGCGTTGTGGCCAACATTTCAGATGGAGACACAGTGTATCTGGCAGAGTGGGGATTGTTTAGAGAGGCTATTGACGGACAGGAGGCGTCCGCGCTCGCTAGGCTCCTGAAAGAGAAATATCAAGTTTCATAACTTTGTGACATGAAGGCGGTTAAGAAAAAGAACGTAAAGCTTAAGATGGGTAAGCACAAGTCTCGTTCAGGCGGGCTTACCAAAGCTGGACGCGAGAAATACAATCGCGAGACGGGATCTAACCTGAAGGCTCCGCAGCCTGGTGGCGGTCCACGTAAGCGTTCTTTTTGTGCTCGCATGAAGGGCGTAAAAGGCCCGATGAAGAAACCGAACGGCAAACCCACGCGCAAAGCTCTTGCGCTCAGAAAGTGGAAGTGCTAATGAATGCGGTTAAAAAAAACAAAGGGGGTAAGCTTAATGTCTCTGACAAGAAGGTTTCTGTACCCGCACCGTCTGGTTATCACTGGATGCAGGATCGCGGAAGGTACTTCCTTATGAAGGGCGCGTATAAGCCTCACCCTAACGCCGTTGAAAAAGCAGAGTTTAAACTTGTGTCGCACTCATGAAGGTTAAGAAGAAAAAGCTTGATGCTTGCGCCAAAAAGGTAAAGTCCAGGTATAAGATCTGGCCATCCGCATACGCATCTGGCGCTGTAGCCAAGTGCAGAAAGGTTGGCGTAAAAAATTGGGGCCGTGGCAGCAAGAAAAACTAAAGCGGGGGCAGCTCTTAAGCGTTGGTTTAAAGAAAAGTGGACCGACGAGAAGGGTAATGAATGTGGTAGCTCTAAAAACAAGGGCGTAAAGAAGTGCCGACCGTCCCGAAAGGTTTCAAAGAAAACACCCAAAACCTGGGGTCAACTCGGTCCCTCTGGTAAGAGGAGAGTTGTGGCTCAGAAAAAGAAAGTCGGCATGGGCAGGAATGCCCCTCGTGCTGCCTGCGGGATGAAAGTCCTAAAGAAGTAATAATTACTATATTTGCAAAAACTACCAAACACAAATGGCAACTACAACTGCAACCATTACGCTCTCTAGTTCAGACTTGACTGGTGACGCTTTGTCTCTCTCTACGTCATCTACCTTGACGAAGGCAGACTCAGTCACTGGCCTCGATCAAACGTCTGGAGTTGCTCGTAAGATTTACACGTCTACCTCTCTTGACGTATTGTTCGACGAAAGCCTGTACACGGCTGACAAGGCCCACAAGGTCTACTTGAGAAACCCAAGCACGGTGGCTACGGAGTACTTTAAGGTCTCTGTCGGCGACGGAGGTGCCACGCCTCAAGAGGTGGGCAGACTCTACTCAGGCGACTGGATGCTCCTCCCATGGAGCGCTACCACGGCTGCTGACATTTGCGTCACGCCTAGCGTAGCAACGGCCATGACTCTTGAGTACTTGCTCATTTTTGAAGCATAATGGGTACGGTAAGAGCTAGCATAAGAGTAAGCTCTACGGACGTAATGCCAACTTCTGTTGACATCACTTCTGCCGTTTCCATTTTGGCAGATAGCGGTGCAATCAACAGGCTTAAGGTTGTCGCAACGGCTAACGATGCGACGTCTCAGGTCATTCATAAGGCTAACGAAAAACTCAACAGAGCGTACATCTACGTCAAAAACCTTTCTGGCGAGTCAGAGAAGTACGTATACGTATTTGCCGACACAGCTGCAGACGACCCAGTCTTGGCTAAGCTTGGCGGAGGCGAGTTTTGCTTTATGCCTGTAGACCCTGCGGCAAACCTTAAAATTTATGGCACCGACGTAGATCAACTCGTTGAGTACGCAGTGTTTGGTCTCGATAGCTCAGCAGTTAGATACTCATAATTCATAAGACATGGCAAAGAACATTACAAATACAGGCACTTACAATAATGCTGTATTCGGTCAGTACGGTAGCAAGCTCATCTCTGCTGCTTCGGCGGTAACGCCCCCAGCGGGATATGTGTTTGTTGCTTTGCAGGCAATCGAAGCAGACTTTGTTTGCTCTGCCGCTACACGTGAAAACTCTACGGATTTTGCAGATATAGCGAACAGAACCATTGCAAAGGGTCAAACGGTATACGGTAGATGGACTTCCATCACTGGAACCTCAGGTGACTACGCCATTGCGTACCTCGCCCCCACGGACTGATAAAAAAGAAATTTAATTAACATGGAAAACGAAAACATCACTACCGAAGCTCCCCAGGTGGAGCAACCACAAGTGGAACAACCTCAAGTTGAATCTCAGCCAGAGGTACAGTTCTTTGACAACGCGGAAGACTTTGCTCAGTCTATGCAGCAGACTCAGGCTCAGCCTGAGCAGCCACAGGAAACACCATACGTAGACCCTGAGGCCGCACCTGCTCAACCGACTCAGCAAGAGCAGCCGCAATACACGAATCAACAGGTCGAAGAGGCTATGTTCGGATATCTCAGCGAGCGGCTGGGGAGGGACATCACTTCTTTCGACGACTTGACATACGCGGAGCAACAGGCTCCACAAATGGACGAAAGAGTTCAGAAGATTGCCCAGTTCGTTCAAGAAACTGGAAGATCTCCTGAGGACTACCTTGCTTATCAGCGGCTAGATCCAGCGAACATGGACGACATGAATGTCGTTATGGTTAACTCGGCAATGGATTACTCTAATCTTTCTAACGATGAGATTAGA